TTAACGAATTACCGCGATGCCAGATTTACGTCCCCGCTTCTTCGCTGCCTCGACTCGCAACAATTCCGAAGGCTTCACTCGTTTCACTCCGTCGCTGTCAATACCTTCGGCCAGGTCACCGTCACGAATCCAACAGTAGATCCGATGCGGGAATCTCCCCACGAGCGTGGCGGCCTCGGCTACCGTGATCCACATCTCACCCATTCAACACCTCCTCAAACTGCTCCTCAAACTGCTCCTCATTGATATGATGCCCGCAGGCCGGGTTCTTGCACACGATGATTGCCCTCCCCCGTGGGGTGTCAGGAGGCATCCACATCAACGCTTTCAGAGAGCACTCTGGGCAGCGAGTCAGAAGCACGCGCCGCGATTCATCCCGGATCGGGTGAGCGCGCTTCCCTGCGTTGAATGCGCGGGCGAACATCACCGCTTCTCGCGCGCCCCCTTCAGTGGACACCCATGCTTCGGTGTTGCCCTGAAACGATACTAGAAGCCTGTTGAGGTCATCCATGAGCAACGCGACAGGAGACAACGACACTTGGCTCTCGGCCGAACTGCCACCTGCGTCTTCCTCCTGAATGAGCCGGTCAAACTTTGCCCACACGGTCATGTACTGCTCTGATTCTTGGATTGCCCCGCGCACCAGTGCTAAGCACGACGGACAAACCCATCTTGTCGTTGCGGAGCGGGGTGTGCATCCTCGGCAGACGGATATGGCGGACGTACTGGACATGCTGGCGGGAACCGGGATGCGACTTGGTGAAATCCTTGCGCTTCAATGGTCGGACATTGATCTTGTCGCCTCGCCCGCCACCGTCACCGCTCGAGCCACGGTATCCCTTGATGCACATGGAAAGATCTTCATTCAGGAACACGGAAAGACCGTTTCCTCCCACCGGACACTGCTTCTCCCAGTGTTTACCACGAAGTTGCTCGAAAAACGACGAGTCGAATCTACGGGAGTCCTGGTGTTTCCCTCTGGGACAGGTACGATCCGGTGGCCTCACAACATGCGCCGGCAATGGCGTGGGGCGCTGGCGGGGACTGAATACAAGGACGTTTCTCCTCGAGACTTCAGGAAGGCGGTCGCGACAATTCTGAAGCGCCAGAGCGGCACAGAGGCGGCACGCGACCAGCTCGGACATTCTTCAGACACGGTAACTCGCAAGCATTACATCGAGATCCTTCACATGGGGCCAAACGCCACAAGCATCCTGGACAATGCATTCGGCAAAATGGATAGTTAATGAATACCTAATCCAGTTTCGAGCATGCGAATAAGTTAAAGAGGGCCCGGGATCGTGATGATCCCGGGCCTTCGCGGTACCCCCAGTCGGACTCGAACCGACACTGGAGCGGTGTTAAGTCGAAGCTACCGGTAGATAAAAACCCGCCAGCGACTAGGTCAGATACACGCCCTCATCAGCGCAAACGGACAAAACTGGCACCGATTGATGTAGATTGACCTACCGCTAGTAACCGCGCAAAACCATGACTAAACCATGACTGACGCGCCTGATCGAGGGGTTTTAGTAGCGAGCCCACGCCGATACACTGTGGGCATGACGCAAACCCCGACCACCGCCAAGGTGAGAGTAAACCCGTTCGTGACCGCGCTGTGGACCATCACCATCGGCGCCTTGGTGCTCGGCGCAATCCTGTTCTTCGTCGGACAGGGAGCAACGTCTCTCGCGGCGGCCTCGGTGGGCGGGTTCGGGTCAAGTCTGTTCGGAATCGGCGTCATCGCGGCCATTGCGCTGCTCGCCGTCGCCGCTGTCCGCTGGACCCCCAACGACTAAGCCGGCCACTTAAACGAAAAGGCGGGGCGACTCTCGAAAGAGTCGCCCCGCTTTTTGCCGCCGGATGAAATCCTTGCACGATTACACATAGTGTGTAATAATCTGGATATGGGAGAAGCCGAAAGGGCACGCTCCACTAGATCAAGGAGATCCAATGTCCCGCCACAACGTCACCACCGAAATCACCGAGATCCTTGCCACCTCCGGGCTCACTGAAGACGAAGCAAAGACCCGGTTCCGGCTCGACCGTGACGGAAGCGACTGGCTCGTATGGAACCGCGCCGACGAAGCCTTCATCACTCGGCATCTTCTAGACCTCCGCGACTCCAACGCCCGCGCCGCACAGCTCGCCACCGCCGGACACGCAGAATGGCGCATGATCAGCGGCGTGTGGGTCCTCGCCGGCACCGGCCTGACCGAAGGCGACATCGTGACCGTCTCACGCCGCAACGGCACCACCTCCGAAGAAATCGTCGGCCAGATCATCGCCACCAAGAACGGCATCACCCTCGCCCGCGTAGGCAGCCTCTAAGAAAGAAATCGCCATGCCAACACCGATCCTCACCGCCGGCCAGCTACCCGCACTCGCCGACTTCGCCCAGCTCGTCACCGAGTTTGACGAAAACCGCCAACTCAAGTACAGCGGCTTCGGCGATCCCGAGACACTGTCTGTGATCGCCACGCCTCCCCCCAGGCGGACCACGCTCGGCTTCACGAGCACCGTCGCCACCGATGTAGCCGCAGTGACCGCACACTGGCCTGGGCCCGTATACGGCTTTGACCTCACAATCATCCAGATTATGCGCTCATACCTGAGCGGCGGGGAGGGCGATGTCACTCTGGACACCCTCATCATGCCCGCGCGCCTCGACAGCGACCAGGTCGCGGCAATGGTCGATCTTCACGAAATCGGCGCGCTGAACCTCACCCAGATGCGGAGCTCGCTGTGACCCCCGCGGAGTTCCGCGCGGTGCGTGAGTCCATCGGGCTGTCCATTGAAGCGATCACCCGCCTTTTGTCGGTGTCGCGCTCCATCGTGCAGAAGTGGGAAGCGGGTGCTTCGCCCATCCCGGCAGGAGTGGCTGATGCTCTGACCGTCTTGGAATCTCGCTTCTACGACCAGGTGGAAAAGCTGCTGGACGAGAGCGCGCCGGAGATACTGGTGTACCGCCGTGATCTCGAGTCCTGGGCAGACACCGGGCTCCCTGCGCGGTGGCATTCGCAAGCGGCTGCACAGGCCCGCGCTACGACTCACGCCACCATCAGCTACCGCCCGGACGTAGCCGCAGCCCCGGCACACGACCCAATGGCTGCGCTGTAGGCCCACAGAAACACAGAATAGCGGGGCGATCCTTTACCGGATCGCCCCGCTTTTCTATTCGGTGCTGCCTGCCGCCACGTACTCCGCGGGAACCCCGTCTGCAGACACGATACCGAGGTACGCGTCCAGGCTTGCCCACACGACGGTTACCACGCCGCCGGCAGCGGTGAGCGCCACAGCGCCCCAGTCTGCGCTCGCGAGGGCGGTGCCCGCGGTCGCGAGCGCGAGGGTGGCGGCCACGCCGCGCGTGGCCTGCTGCGCGGTGCGGCGCGCTGCCCGGGCGGCTGCCGCCTGAACCTCGGGGGTTTCGGCGGTGAAGATCTTACGAAGCCACTTCATAACGTGTCCTTTCTACGGGGTGGTGATTTCAGCGATACGGCCGAGCATGCCGATGAGCGCGATGAGCGCTCCGGCACCGGTGAGGATTCCGACGATTGCGCCGGTGACGGCGTACCACGGAGCTCGGGGGCGCTGGGCAGCCTCAAGCCGGGTAATCCGGCCTTCGAGGCTGCCCAGCCGGTCGCCGTGGTTCTCGAGGCGCTTTTCGTACTCGGCCTGCTTTTCCTTGGTGAGGATGACATGCGGGCCGAGCTGCGCGACGAGCGCGGCGACCTCGGATTTGAGGCCGCCGAGCTCGGCGTAGATGGATGTGAGCGTGACGCGCACGGCCGGCTCGTCCGGGTCCAGGCTCACAGGGTGCCGGCGTTGGCGCGACGCTGCAGGTCGAGGATCTGCGCGGGCGTGGCCTTGGACAGCGCGAAACCGTACTTCTTGAGCGCGAGCGCGTCGGTGACGGGGCCGGGGTTCTCGTCCACCTTGGTGCCGAGGCCGGCCTGTACGGCACGGATCGTCTGACGGCCGCGGAGACGGTCTTCCACAACGCGCAGCTTGGCCCACGTCTGGGGCCCGACCACGCCGTCCACGACCAGGCCGAGGGTGCGCTGGAACAGGCGCACGACCGCGGCCGTCTGCGGGCCGTACACGCCGTCCACGACCACGTTGTACCCTCGGGCCACGAGGGCGATCTGAACGGCGCGAGCGGGCACCGTGGTGCTCCCCGCCGGCGGACGGACGGCAGGAGCCCCCACCGTCACGATCACCCCGGGCTTGAGGTAGGCCAGCAGGTCGCGCGTCTCGCCGTGGAGCCACAGGCCCTGATGCGAGTGCGGTCCCGTGGACCCGAGCGCGCTGGACCCGGCAACACCGATGGTGTCACCCATCTTCACGCGGGTTCCCACGGGGAGGCCGGCCGCGTCGAGCGCATGGTACGAGGTGCACACCCCGGGCTCGTGCTCGGCCTTGACGTAGTGGCCGTACACGCGATGGAAGCCGGATTCGATGATGACTCCGTCACCCATGACGGACACGGGCACGCCGCGGCCGAAGGCGAAGTCAACGCCGCGGTGGAAGTCGGGCTTGCCGTTCAGGATGCGGTTGCCGTACCGCTGGGTGGGGGTGACCTTGGTAAGTCGAAGCTCAGCCATGATGAGGCCTTTCGGGTAAAAACGAAACGCCCCGCGAATGCGGAGCGTGATGGTGGGGTGTGGGGCTAAATCATCCAAGCCGGGCTGTTGAAGGACCAGGCCTTACCGATGGCACCGGTGACCGTGCCGGATGCCGCACGCAAGTTGACATCACCTGTCGTGCGGATCTCGCCCACGAGAGTCTCGGTGGGCCGCCAATTGTTCGACTGTGCGGTGATCGACACGATCGACAGCGGCGCAAGCTCGAGCGGAACGCGTCCGACCGTGACGTAGGTATCACCGAACGTGACCAGTCGGGCGTTCGTCGCCGCGCCACTCAGCGCGACGACCTGCCCCCGGCGGCGAACCGCGGTCCCGGTGAGGGTGAAGTTTCCGTCGCCGGTGAGAGCTAGGGGGATGTTGGCAAGCTCCATGGTGTTGACCCATTTACTGCCGTCATAAACCCAGTCCGTGCCCGTGCTGGTGTTCCCCCAGGCGAGGCCTTTTCGCTTAAACGCGTAGGCGTTCATCTCGGCGGTAGTGCCGATTGGGCGGGTGCCGGCTGCTGCGGCTTGCTCGGCCACGAGGGTCAAATCAGCGCCCAGCTCGGGGGCACCATCCTCCGTGAAACGGTATGCGCCCGTTACCGGGTCGCGACTCTGAAAAGCCATAAGGCTCCAATCTCTACTAAAGTCGGGTGCCGGTCACGCGCAGCGCGCCAGACATTGAATCGGTTTGTGTGCCAAGCCACTGGGTTGGTAGCGCGCCCCAGCCGGAGGTCCAGATGCCGCCGCCTTCGCGGACGAGGCTCTCCGCCATGTACGTGGAGAGGGTTGCCCACCCAGAAGCGGGAGCCCCGATTGTCACTTCAGAGCTCGGATCGAAAACCGCTGGGCGGCTCGCATACTGGTGGCGAAGTAGATCCACCACGTCCGAAACCACTTCCGTGGGCAGGTAGATCTCGATCTTTTCGACAGTTACCGTGTCGAGGATCGGCTTGAGAGTGTCGCCGTAGAACCAGGCACCGTAGTATGGGCGCTGACCCCAGGGGTCATTTCCTTCCCAGGCTGCAGCGTCCCGATTCCACCGGTCTGAGTCTTCAGCGAGGATCAGTAGCTCGACAGGCTGAGAGTTCGCGGATGCTGAGGGCATCTCCGGGACCAGCGCGGTGGAGGGGGGCGCGGTTACGCCGCCCTGAATCACCCGGGTGGCCCAGTCGATCTCCACCGTCTGCCCGGCCGTGAGCGTGAGTCCTGCCCGGGCGGGGAGCAGTTCGTCCCGGCCGTCCACGGTTACGGTGACCTGCGCGCCGGTGGCCTTGACCACGCCCCAGGGGCTGCGGGACGTGGCCGGGCCGGTCATGATGAGATCCGACCCGATGCGCTGCAACCGCACGATCGTGCCGGACGGAGGCGGGGCCGCGCCCACCATCCGCACCGGCACCGACACCGGGCCGACATTCACCACGGCGAGGCCGTCACGCATGGTGACAAACTCCCCGGTTTGCGTGGACACCTCCGGGATGGACGCGGCGAGCGCCGCGACCTGACGGGCCATACTCATGTGATCCTCCGCGTGACTTCAAGGGTGAGATTCATGAGCGGTGAATCTGACATCCCCACCGTCATCACGCGGCCCGAGAGCGGCCGCTTCCACCCAGAGATCGCGACATGATCGCCGATCTCAATGCACGGGTGAACCACACACTGGACGTCCACCCGATACAGCTGTGCGCCGACCGCTTCATCAAGTAGCCGGCGCACACGGACATCCGCCTGAGCCTGGGTTTTCACCGCGGGGTCGCTGTCGTACAGGACGTTTTCCCCATACGCCCCCTTGACGTCGAGCGGGCCTTCTCGGATCTCGGCTTCCGCGAATATCGGCGCACCGTCTGCGCCTTCGTACACGCCAGCAACGACGTTGTACACCTCGCGGGTGTCCACGGCGGTATCGATGTCGGTGACGGTGCCACGCTCACCGAGTCGCAGCGTGGCCACGACCGGGCCAAGCTTGTCCGGCACGAGTACCAAGTAGTCACTGGGATTCACGCGGAAGCGACCGCCGAGCCAGCCGCCGAGCGTCTGAATCGCGCGCAGGCGGCCGCCGGGCGAGGTCTCCCACACCGTGCCCGGAGGGATCGCCACATCTGGGACCGACGAGATTACCGTGCCTCCCCAGAGCCGCCGCACCTCCGCCCACGCGGACTGAGACTGCGGCACCGCGGGCACCCGGAACCCCTTGCGCCGGACAGTCTCTTCAGTCCCCACCCAGGTGAGCGGGATGACGGACGATGTGATCGCAGGTAGCCCGTTGACGATCCCTTCCTCTTCCGTGCCGGGCGGGTTCGCGACCACGCGCCCCCACCCGAGCTTGATGAGCTCCGGCTTCCCGCCGGCAGTGACCTCCATCTCCATGAAGGTCCGTGCGCGGAAGGCGGAGAAGTCGCCGTCGGTGCCGTCGGGCAGCATCGAGCGGCCGTCGGGGTCCTGATACGGGATCGTGAGCGCGCCGGAGGTTTTCACCTCGGCTTCCAAATCTGCGTTGAGGGACCACGACGACGGGTAGAGCGGGTCCTTCGTGATGCGGTTGGTGCCGTGGAAAATCGACACCCGGGTTTTCACATCGAAAGATCCGGTCAGGATCTCGGCGAGCTGGTCAGACATAGGTCGCATCTACTGTGCCTTCCGGTAGTCGCGGTTCGCGGCAATCCTCGACGGGTATGCGGCGTTGAACGCCGCCCTGGTCGAGAAAAACGCGTTGAGGTGGCGGCGAGTCAGCAGCGGCACGAAAATGCCAGCAGCGGGCGGCGAGGCCTCCGTGCCGGTCATGTGGTGCGCAATCTTCGTGCCGCCGAGCGCGTAATCAAAATCGACTTCCTCGATGTCCATTACCGCCGCGTAGAAGGGCTGCGGAATGCGCACCCGGTCCGTCGCACCAGTACGGAAGCACAGCACGCCGCCGAGGGGCTGCGCGGCGCTCCCGAGGAGTGCTTGCACCTTGTCGGCGCTGTCGAGGTCGTCGGTGATGACATCGAGTACCGCGCTTGTCACGCCGGACCGGCCGGAGGTGATGAGCATCCCCTTGGGGCGTCCGATCGGCTGCACGATCTCGCCCTGCAGCGGCCGCGAGATACCCTGCAGCGCGGACCCTCGGAACTGAACCTTGACGGCACCTTGCGGGTTGAGAGGGTTGTGGAGCCACGTCGCGGTTTCCCGGACCGTGACCCACCCGGGGTCGGTCCAGCCGAGGCTGGCCCCGGCGGCGTTGAACATCTGCGCCCGGTACTGTGTGGCCACCCCGAAGGGCACCTCGAAGTCGATCTTGGTGAGTGCGCCCGCGACCCGTGCACGCACCGCACCGCGTAGATCATGGGTGTCTTTCCCCGCGGTGCGGCGCACGGTCACGGTGACCGTGCCCGGGGCGAAGGACGGGAAAAAGACCTCCACATGCGGGCACGGTGCAGCATCCGTGTACGCCGTAATCGTCGGCTTGTACGGCATAGCTATCTCCTCTGGTATCCGAGGTCCACCTGGCTGGCGGACTGCGTGTCATGAGCGACGATCTGTTTCTTGATGACGCCGACGATCTCGCGACCGTCGATTTCGAGCGCGATCTTCGCGCCGTGCAGGGACACCTCCGGTGCGACATACACTGGTGCGCTCGACGACGCCATAGGCTGTGCATACCGAGGCTGAGAGACGCCACCGGCGGCAAAGCTCGTCATGCCAAACCGGCGCCCAATGTCCTGCCAGACCTGCAGCGACCGGCCACGCTTGGACTGCGCCAGCGGGATGTAGCCTTCACCGCCGGTTTCGTCCTCCGCCCAGACCCGGTACTCGCCCGCGCTCGCGATCTGCGCAGCGTGGTTTTCACGCACGCCGCCGTTCGCGTACGCCTTGATGGGTGCCCGGCTACCGGACCCGACTTTCAGCGCCCCGTCAATGGCCTTTATGATCCGGTCCGTCTCGTACTTCATCTGCTTCTCGATGGACTTCGCGTTGGCGTCCGCGGCCTTCACCTGCTTCTCGGCCTGAGTGATCAGCGCCTTGAAATTCGCGTCAGCCACGGTCTTGCCGGCCGCGTCCGCGCCCTTACCAATCGCGACATAATCGCGGTTGATCTTGGACACGTCCGATTTGGTCGCGGTAAGCAGCGCGTCGATGACCGGCTCACCTTCAACCCCGAGCCCGGCGATATCCGCCAGGAATTCAGGTTTGAAGCCCTTGCCAGCGAGCTTTTTGAGCTTGCCGGCCACCCGGGTGATGTCCTTGGCCTTTGTACTCAGATCGCTCTTAATACCTGACAGGGACGCGCCAGTCTTCGTGACCTGCCGCGTCTCGTCGTAGTACTCCTTGCCGGCCTTGACCCGGCGGGTCTCGGACACGGTTTCAGACTTGAGCGAGTCACCGATCTGGAACGCACCCCGGAACTTTTCAGACACCGAACGCGCCAGATTGGCGGCCGATTCCTTGAGCCCGTCGAGCTTGTCCTTAGCCTTCTCGAGCAGCTGTGCTGCGCGCGAGCTGGCCTTTTCGAGCTTGATGAACTGTTTCTCGCTCGAGTTCGCAGCGTTGACCAAACGCTTCTTGGTGTCGCCGCCCATCCGCTCGCTGATATCGAGCAGCTGATCCACCAAACCGAGTCCGGTAGCGCGGGTACCCCGGCGGCCCTGGCGGTACCAGTCGTCGCGTCCCTTAGCCTGATCGGCGAGGAACTTCTGGTTTGCCTCCTGCTCCTTCTTCCGGGCGGCCGCGACCGTCTCGCGCTCACGTTTGAGCGCGGCCTGGGCATCCTTGGCGCGTTCCTGGCCGGCCTTCTTGACTGCGGCGGACTCGGTGGTGCGCGCCTTGGAGGCGGCTCGAGCCTCGGTGTCGCGCGCCTTGCCATTCGCACGGGCCTCGGCCTCGCGCGCGTTACGCATCGCACGGTCCCGAGCATTCGCGGCTGACGCACGCTGCTTTCGCGTTCTTTTCGGCGCTCGAGCGTACGCTTCATTCGCGGTACGCTCGGCCCGGCGACGCTGATCGGCCGATTCTTTCTCAGCCTTGCGGCGCCGATCTGCAGCTTCTCGCTCGGACTTCTCCCGAGCCTGCCGGGCCTTGCGCTCGGCGGTGGCGCGCTCCGTTTCAGCCTTACGAATCTCGCGCTCACGCTCGGCGGCCGCGGTCTTCGTAGCCTGCACGACTACCGAATAGCCTCCCGAGGTGGACTTCATACCTGGGCCGATCATCCCCCCGCTCGCGAAGAACTGAGGTCCGCGCACACCCAGAAGTCGGCCGGTTTCCTTCCAAATCTCAAGGGAACGGCCGCGCTTGGACTCAGCCAGCGGGATGTAGGCTTCCCCGCCGGTTTCGTCCTCCGCCCAGACCCTCCACGCACCAGCCGGGGCAATCTGAGCGACGTGATTCTCGCGCACGCCCCCGTCCTTGTACTGATGAACAACTGCACCATCAGCGAGAGGAACGTGCCCAAAGGTCGGGGTGCTGCCCTTGTCGTAGATCGCCTGAATCCGAGCGATCCGAGTGCGTGAAAGCTCCTGCAGACGTGCCTCTGCCTCAGACACCCCCACTACGGTGGCCGTGGTCTGAATGTTCGATGGGATCAGTCCCAGTTTGTCCGCATAGGCTTTGGCCGCGTCGCCCGTGATACCGAAAGCGCCGAGCATCTGAATCAGCTTCTCGCGTCCGGCTTCCAGTGTGGCCGTGGCCTTAGCCTGGTCCCCGGTCTGCTGCAGCGTCGCCGACGCCAGATCCAGAGTGCGCTTCGCTACAGCATCAATCGCCGACTCATTCGCGCGGCCGGCGGCCGTGGTGATGTCGAGCGTCTTCCCGTTCTTCTTGAGCGTCTCCGTCAGGGTCGCGTAGGCATCGTGCAGATCGCGGGTGGCCGCGCGAGCGTCAAGCTCAGTGGCACCAAAGCCCTTGATAGCCTTTGCGAGCTTGTCGATGTCCGCCGCTGTCGCTTCGGCCTCGGCCTGCACCTTTTTGAGCGACTCGGCATGACTATCTGCGGCATCCGACCCCGCGCCTGTAGCTTCGGTTGCGAGGTCCTGCTGCTCCCTCGCACGGCTAACCGCGGCGGAGCTTTCATCGACTTTCGTTCGTACAGTTGCCGTCGCAATGGCAAACTCCGAGCCACTCAGGCCGCTGGCCTCTAGGGCCGCGCGGTACGATTCCGATCCCACCGCGCCGACATTGAGGGCATTATGCAGATCGCTCATCGCGCCCTTGCTGCCCATTGCGGCTTGGGTGACGGTCTCGAGGGACAGCCCGAGCTTCTTCGCCGCATCGAATGCGGAGTCGGATTCCAGCCAGAGGAAAGAGTCTTTTGCGTTTAGATTCTCGATTGCGAGCTGCCGCGTCTGCTCTGTGAGCTGCCCGGTCACACTGTCGAGAGTCTTACCGAAAGAGTCGGCACGGGCTCGGGCATCCGCCTGCGCGGCACCGAAGATCGTGATCGCGGTTGCGGCCAGGGTGAACGCGCCACCAATGGCCCCGCCGGCAATCGCCAAGCCGCGCGCGCTCACTTGCCCCTTTACGCCCATCGCACCGAGCTGAGCGTTGAATGCCGCGACCTTTGGCAGCGCAACCATAGTCGCGCCGCCGATGAGGGCGACCCCGCCGGCGAGCGCGCCCGCGATTGCGATGGTTGCTTGCAGCGGTCCGGGGAGTGCGCCGAGGCCGTCTGCGAATGAGCCTACGAAGTCGGTAGCGCCGGCGATTGCGGGGGTGAGTCCCTGCCCGAAGCTGATCGCGGCATCGTTGACCCGGTTTCCCATGATCTTGATACGTGATTCGACGGTTGCGTAGCGCTTGGAAGCTTCGTCCAGGAGGGCGGTGTTGGCTTCGAACTCGCTGTTTCCCATGGCCATTGCGCCGGAGAAGTTCTCCGCAGCGGCGGCCGAGCGCAGCAGCGCATCTCGCATGCGAACCTCGGTGATGCCGAGATCCGAGAGCATGCCGAGGGTGGTCTTACCCTGGTCCTCAGCATTGGCGAGGCCCTTGACGAAATCGGCGAGCGCTTCGCCGGGGGCGGTCTTCCACTTTGCTGCGAAGTCCTGGGCGGACTGGCCGGCGACCGAGGAGAACTGATCCAGCTTTTTGCCGCCGGAGTCTACTGCGGATGCGATGTTGATCATGACCTTGGACACGGCCGAACCGCCGGCCTCTGCCTCGATACCAACGGACGAGAGGGAGGTTGCGAGGCCGAGTACTTCACCCTCGGTGAGGCCGATCTGACGGCCGGCGCCGGAGAGACGCTGGGCCATGGATACGATCTCAGACTCAGTGGTGGCGTAGTTGTTGCCGAGGCCCACCACTGCGGCACCGAGGTTAGAAACCTTGTCCGGGGCGGTGCCCATCACGTTCATGAACCGGGCGAGCTCGGTAGCGGCCTCGGTGGCCACCATGTTTGTGGACTCGCCGAGGTCCAGCATGACCTTAGAGAAACCCACGACATCCTGAGTGCGCACACCCAGCTGACCGGCTGCCTCTGCCACGCTAGCGATCTCGTCGTGGGCGGCGGGCAGTTCGCCGGCGAGCGAACGGAGACCGTCCTCAACACCCTTGAGCTGCTTCGGTGTGCCGTCCACGGTCTTGAGCACGCCCGTCCAGGCGGACTCCCAATCGATCGCTGCCTTGACCGAGAGCGCAGTACCAGCGAGCATCGCGCCGCCGGCGAGCATCGCCGCCTTGCCGCCCATATCGAGAGCCTTGGACTGGGCCTCGTACTTCGCCGCAGCCTTTTCTGCCTCCGTGGCCGTCTTCTCGGTCACACGTCGGGCCTGCTCCATGCCGGCGAGGTAGTTGTTCACCGTGGCCGCGAGAGTCACGCGGACGGTACGGTTGTTATCCGCCATGAGGCCTCCAATGTTCAGTTGTGCGGCTAGCCGCTGAGGATTGACCCCTCAGTAGGCACCGCGAAGTTCTGCCGGCGAACGGTGAAGATCATTCCGGTGGGGTCGCCCTCGGGGTTCTGATCGCGCCAAGCCTTTTCAGCCGCCCTGACGGCGATCTCCGCGTGATCAAAAATCGGTTCGTTCGGGACGTAGCCGTAACCGCCGAAGTAGTTCGACGCAGCCGCACGCGGGTCGGTCGCCTCATCCATGAAGTGCCCGTGCGGGCCGATCTTCGCGAGTACTCGACTGCCGACAATGAGGAGACGGCGTTCCTGTGAATCAAACTCGGGGGAGGACGTGGCCACGGTGCGCAGCAGGTTCCCCTGCTCGTCGTACTCGTGCACAGTCGTGACCGTCGGCTCCCACCCTCGGAGCCTCTTTACCGAGACTCCGAGGGTCAGCGCGAGCTTTACTTCGTCTAGGAGCTCGCTGTCGCTCCGAAGTGTTTTTCCAGCGCGTCCTCGCGCTGCTGCGCGTCGTAAACGTGCAGCCGGAACACCACGTCAACCAGCTTCTGGGCATCCCACCCAGAAAGACGCGGAGTGATGCGCGCCCACCGCTCAGGGGTGATCTCAACCTCGGCGTCATCCTCAATGATGGAACCGGCCTGGATGAGAGCCGCGGCCGTGGCGGACGTCAGGTTGTACCCGTAGTGCTGGTCGAGTGCAACGCCCTTACGTGCGGGGTGACGGTCGGTGATCAGCGTCCACTCGAACCCTTCCAGGGCGCGGACACGGATGATGTGCTGATGCTCTGCGACCTTGTCTGCAAGCGAGTCAAGCTCGGCCTGCGCCTCGGCGACGGGGTCAGCCTGGCCGAGACGGAGATCCGTGACGCTTTTCGCTGCGATGAGCGCAGCCTGCAGGCGGTCACGTTCCTTGGCCAGGTCAGTGTTGAGGATCACAGATACGTCCTCAAACTCGGGCACGAAGTCCTCCGCGAGGGAGTCGTCAATCTTGGACATTTTTTCCTTCTGTCTGTGCGGTGAAACGAGAGTGTGCGGCGCGCGAGCGTGCGCGCCGCACACGATGAGGGGAGACGGGTTATGCGCCCGTTACGAGCGGCACAGCGTCTCCCACAGGGGAGAGGATCGCGATCTTGCGGGTGTAGGTGAAGACGCCGGTTCCGTCGCGCGGGCCCTTGAATTCCTTGCCGACACGGCCGTGCACCAGGGTGACGAGCTGACCGGCGAGTTCCTCGGTGGCGTTCGGGATTCCCTCACGCTCCACGAAGTAGATCTCGTCACCCTCCTTGAGTCGCACCTTGAGCGACTTCGGGTCGATGGAATCCACATACTTGATCTCGAGCGACATTTCGCTCTTCCCCGGAGACTCGAGCGCCTGCTGCAGCGAGAGGCGTTCGTCCTTGAGGATCTCCTGCGAGCCCGTACGGTTGTAGCCGTCCGGGGTGAAGTTGTAGGTGCACCGGTCCCACTTCTTGGCCTCGGTTACCTTGGGCTTGAGCGGGTCGTTCACATCGGCCGGCTTGGCGGTGTACAGCGTCGTGTTACCGGTCTGGTCCACGGCGGGCGGCGCGAGTTCGATGATGTCGGGCATGGTTGCCCCTTTCTGCCCGTTTGGGCATAGAAAAAGCCCCGCCCGTGTGGGCGAGGCTGGGATGAGAGAGCGCTATGCGCGACGCGAGCCAAATGAGTAGCCTGCATCCACATAGAACAGGGGCGGAGTTACTGACATGTCGGTGTCCATAGGCCTGATCACGTCACACACGGGCCGGGTGCATTTCCTCTGGCGAACGAGGAGGGGCCCTTCCAATAGCTGCGCGTCGGCGCTGGTCAGTAACAGCCGTGCGCCTGCGGGAGTCGTCGCAACTGCGCGCACATCGATGTAGTACTCTGCATCGGAATCCGGGAGTTGAGGAGCGGCCAGACGATCATCACCCAACGAATCTCGTGTGATCCTGATGATGAGATAGTTATCGCGTACGAGCCCACCTTTTGCGTCAAGTCGTGCGGCATCAAAGACCCGGCCCGCAAGACCTTCGCCGGCGAGCATACGCTCTTCGGTGGCCACCCGATGCATTTCGAGCTGGCTACTCAAAACGAGTCCTCGACTGCTTTGGACAACCCTTTCAGGAAGTCCTCTTCCACGATCCGCTCGGTCATCCGGTCATGATCACGAGGCGCACTGCGAATGCCGGCACCGCCTTCCACGAATCCGAAGGATCCCTGAGGACGGCCAAGGTTTGGGCCAATCTCGGCACCGATGGTTCCATCAACGCCGAGCACCAAGTCATAGTCAATGGAGCGGTGGTAGGCGTGAAGTCCTCGCCCCTTGGCCTTACTGCCGACCTTCCGGTTGCGGCGCTTGTGAGCGCCAGCGGCGAGCGCGGACCAGGTGTCCTTGCCCAATCGGGCGGACACTTCTACCGATTTTCGGATGTTCGGAATTGTTTTTTCAGGTACCTCTCCGAGTTCCTTTTCAAGTCCTACGAGTTCGATGAAATCGAAATCTGCGCTCATGACAACTCCTCTACTGGGTAGCGATGTGCCGTGGTTTGGCCGCCCTGTGGACGGCCGGTGATGCGGAAGGTGCGGCCAACCAGTGACGGGTCCGCCGTGGACGAGAAGACTTCCGCGATGTCGTCCGTCTGGATCTCGTGGCCGTCGGTCGCCGGGATGTGAAGCATGAGAGTTTGCTCAGTGAACTGCTGCCCGCCGGCGGTGCGGTCAAAGCTCGCGAGGTTCGGGAACTTCACCCGGCCGGCACCCTCATAATGCTTCGCCCACGTTCGAGTCGGTTCAAACGTCAGCGGGTCCGGCGGACCCTCGGTTACGACACCGACGCGAACCACCTCGGTCATCCGAGAGTTAGCCCGGCGGCGGCCCATCGCCAAGACACCGCGGATCATCGCGTACCGCCGACGTACAGGCTGACGCCGTAGCTCTCGCGGATCCTGCGAATGTTGGAATCGCTCAGGCTCATTCCGGTGCCCTCGCCGCCGGCCGCGAATGCCACCTTGAAGTCATCAAGCTGCAGAGACGACAGTCCGCCGACGGTCAGGCCCAGTTCAAGCTCCACGGGGACCATGGCCTGGGAGGCGAGAACCATCGCCCACCGGGCCAGCCCCGCGGGAGCCTTCGGGTACCCATGGGTGAAGGTGACTTCCACAGCGTCGTCACCAGAAACAGTGACGACGTTATCTCGGAGCGTGAACGGGACGGACTGTCCGTCCCTGGTCACAGAATCGACGGAGCGCAGCGGCAGCGAGGGGACCTCGATCTCCCCTGCGTTCGGGTACGCGGTGAAGGTGCTCTGCACTTCCGGGAAGACGTGCGAACCGATTACGTCTTCCCGGAGGTACGTGGACGCATCCTCAAGCAGCGTCTGAACCCACTCTGTCTCCGTTTTGGTGAAGGTGCGTTTGAGCCGTTTCCCGAGCTCCTCGGGAGTTGCGAATGCGTCCACGAGGGCCGTCCTACGAACCGACTACGACAGTGGTCGCGCCGGTGCCCGGGGCGTACTCCTGCACCGAGGCGGTCGCAAGGCCCTCGGGGATCGTGACCTTAGCGCCGTACACGTTCAGCCCCTTGACGAAGTCGTCAAAGCCCTTCTCGCGGCGGCCGGCCTCGGTCTTGAGGATCTGGTCGGCGAAGGTGAATGCTCCCGGAGTTCCGGCCACAATGATCTTGTCGTCCTTCGCCGCGCCGGTGCCGCCCACCTTGGCGAGGTTGTTCGACACGAGGATGTCGAAGCCGGCGGCGCGCGCGACGATTCCGTTGCGCAGGGTTTCGCTGCTGCCCGAGGCGTCTACCTTGGCGAAGCGGTCGTCCTTCTGGGTGGCGGCGATGAAGTTGGGGTCCACCACCACGTAGCGGCCCTCGAGCGGCACGTCGCTGAGGCTGAGCTTGAGGCCGAGCTCAACAAGCACGTCGTAGGCGGTGATCTGATCTGCGCCGGCCAGCTGGGTGCCGCCCGACACGATCTTCACTCGGCCGAGCTGGTTTTCGGTGCGCGCACCCTTCGACAGCACGCCGGCTGCGAAGCTGTCGGCCGTTGCCTTGAGCTTGTATGCCGCGCGGGCGAGGGCAGCGCCACCGAAGTCGCCGGCGGCCTGCACCTTGTCAACGTCGTTCACCAGGAACGCGAAGTAGTCGGCCTGGTCGATGAGAAGCTCCTGCGACGAGGTCGCGAGTTCGTCGAATGTGAGTTCCTTGCCTCGCTCGTACTTTCGAACCCCAGGGTCACCGATGGAGTTGATGTGGACGGTGTCGCCCTTGTCCTTGATCTCGCCCTCGTAGTCGCGGTTCGCGACGGTACCCTGGCCGAACACCAGTGCACCGAGGTACTTTTCGAGGAGCTTTGCGGACCACAGCTCCGGAATAAACTTTTCAACTGACATGTGCTATTTCCTTACTTTGTGCCCTTGAGGGTGTCGAGCTGACCATTGCGATCAGCGGCCAACACCTCTGCGTGGGTCATCTTTGAGAGGTCGGATCGGGTGAGCTGCGGCGGAACGGAATGTCCGCGGTGTGCGCCCTGATCTCCGGACCCGCCGAATCGACGGGTGGGGGGTGCCGCAAGGTGCGGCTTTGCGGTGATGAGGTTGGTGATAGCGGCATCAAGCTCGGCCGCGTCCACCTCTCCGTCGGCACCAACTTCGAAGTCGTCCACGTTGATGAACAGGCCTGCATCAGAGGGGTCAGCGAGCTTGCCCTTGGCTGCAGCGCGCAGCTCAGAGCGGAGGATTCGCTTGTTGGCCGTGGCATCAGACTCGGCCTTTGCCGCGGCGCGGATGCGAGCTTCCGCCTGCTCGGACTCGGGCTTGCTGTTGAGCGCGATCTCTGCCCGCAGAGCGGTCAGCGCTTCGGCGGAAGTCTTGGCGGCCTTTTCTGCGGCCCGGCGGGCAGCACGTTCGGCCACCAGCGCCTTCTTGCCGGCGTCGCCAAGGTCGGGCTCATCGATGGGAGCGCCAGTCGCTGGGGCTCCGTCCTGCTCCGTGGCATCGGATGCGTTCGCACCCGCGGCGGTGTCCGCGCCCAGCTCTTCGTGGTCGGTAGTGTTGGTGTCTTCGGGCATGAGGAATCGCTCCTTGTTAGGTGAAATGGCCGCTTTCACGGCCTGCCCCAGCGGGGTGCTGGGAAGGCTAGAGGCCCAGTAATCGGGCTAGGTCGCGGACGGAGGCTGCCTGGTTTGGCAGCTTTGCGAGCTCCGCGGCGAGCGCGCGTTCGTAGGTGGCGAGCGCGCTCGGTGTGATGGGTGAGAGGGGGGTGTATTTGTCGGCTGTGTTCTGGCCGATGCTGCGGGGCCGGTATCCGGCGCGGGCCATGTCCACGCGGGTTTTTGCGTCGAAGAGTCGGCGTTCGGCGGCGGTCATGGTGTATCGGTTGAGGGGGTCGCGGGTGCCGGTGCGTTGTGCAGCGGTTACGGAGTCGGCAGCGGCGCGGGCTTTGCCGCCCTTGCCGAGTGCGCCATATCCGGCACGGCCGCCGAGGATGTTGCCGCCGACGGTTTGTGCTCCGGTGATGTAGCCCTGGTCGCCCATGATCCTGATTGCAGCAGCGCGGATCTGTTCTGCAGACCGGCCGGCGGCAGCGCCGTGGGCGGCGGTGCGCTCGTAGATCTGGTCGAGGGTGAGTCGGTGCGGGGTTCCGTATTTGGCGTGGCTTGCAGCAGTGCCGAGGCCGCGGTTGCTGATGTTTACGACACGGTAGATGTCGGCTCCATCGCGGATCGCCTGGGCCTCTGTCTCACCGAAGACACGGTTTTGCTCGGTGGTACTGAGGCTGTTGAACCCTTCGTATGGGTCGGTGATGAGGCCGGCCTCTTCCGCGTACTCGCGGGACGGTGCCGGGACGTGGCGGCAGTGGCAGCGCGGGTGACGGAGAAACCCGCTGTTCCACCGGTAGAAGCGGGCGGCGAGGATCATGCAGTCACGGCAGGCGGACCCGTTCACGACCCTCACGTATCCGGCGAGACTGGGACGCTGGGTGATGTCGGCGCCCATCACGCCGCGGCCGGTATCGGCCAGCATGGTGAGGATGACGCCGGTGAGCCACACCTGCGCCTGGCCGAGGGCGACGCGAGTGGAAGCGCCGCGGCCGATTGCGGTCTTAGCGACGCGGGTCGCACCGCTCAGGGACCGCTCGACACTCATCCCGTTGGGAGCCTGATCGAGGAACGCGACCGGGTTGATGTTCCCGACGGGCGGAGCCTCAAGACTCATCGCCGAGAGCAGCGAGGGCGTGTAATCAATCGTCGTGGTGACAACCGCCGCCATGCCCTCGCGCACAACGTCGGTGAGCTCACCGGAGAGGGCGGCGTACGAGAGATCGAAATCATCTCCCATACGCCGCCACACACGGGCGCTACTCCTCGCTGTTGCCGCCGCTATCGTCTGCTGCGTTGAGTAATAGCTGCTCGTCTCGGTAGGGATCGACAATATCTCTCAACCCCTTCCGTGCTTCCTCGAGCTGCACATCTCGCTGCTCGTCGTCGTGCATCTCCATGACGCGGTCAATTTCGAGCGGGTCGAGCCCGTCAAGCTCCATCAGGTACCGCAGCGGATACCCGATTGCTTTCTTCTTTGTGAGAGAGTCTGCAAGCTGCGCCTCGGACCGAATCTCGGGATTCATCCACGTCATCGTCGCGAGGCGCACCTGCTCCGCGAGCGCGGTGTCCCCCATAGCCAGGGCGACGAGGCGGTGAACCTCACGCATAGCCGGGGTGGCAAACGTGGTGAACTCGATGACCTTTTTGACCAGGCCGATTTCGGAGGCTTTCAGGCCCTCGCCGTTGACGTTTGACATGCCGGTCCTGGTGACGAGGTACGTCGGCGGCGTGCGAGTCTGTGCGGCGATGTGTCCCACCGCGATTTCGATGGTTTCCGTGAAGGTGTCGAGCGCGGCCGCGTTCCACGAATCGATCTTTGCGTCGGGATTGGTGAGGTACAGCATGCGTTTTTCGCGCATCTCTCCAATATCGACCGGCTTCTCGCCGATCTTGACGCCGTTTTTGTCGAGGATTGGCATCATGGGCGGGCCTTGGCCGAGCACTACGCGGGCATCCATCGACGCGTAATCAGCGGCGAGGAGCAGGTATGCCCACAGCAGGTTGATGGTGTCCTGCATCGCGATTACGCCACTGATTTCAGAGCGCGGATCGCCGCCGAGCATGGGCCGGTTGGGGACTTCTACGACCGGCACGGTACCCATCGGGTTCCAGATCGGCCACACGTCATCACCTCGGGGGATCCGCGGGACCCATCCACCCTCATGAGCGACACCGACCTTGGCCTGCGTCGCCTGCGATTCTCTGTCGTTCGTGGTCTTCGGCAGCGCGCGCTCAAACTTCCACACGCACTCGCTCTCGTAGAGAGTGGCGTACTCCTTGGATTCATCCACCCAGGTTTTTAGTGCTGCGGTGCGACGGCCGGGACGCTCCCAGTCGTACTCAATCTCCACCGAGTCAGGGTGCTCCCATGAGATCAACGGTTCGTCGTTCTCATCGCCCCAGACCGTCACGAAGGATCGCGACGTGACCAGGCTTGTCAGGAATCCCTGGGATGACTGCGACTGCATCTCGTTGCGCAGCCAGGCTTCCCACAGTTTCTGCGCTGCAGCCTTGCCGTTAGTGCCGGCGATCTTGATCCCGGTGTGGGCGATACGCTCCGCTTCTGCGTCAGCGACGGGCTGGCACCAGTTGTCAGCGAAGTTTGCGTATCGTGCCGAGTTGGCCTTTTTCCACTCCGCGGTCGCGAAGTTGAGTGGCTGCTTCCCCTCGTAATATTCTTCGCGCACGCGCATTTCTCCGCGACGCCCGTTCAGGCGGGCATAGCAGCGGTTGACCAGGCGGAGGGCTTCATTTGCATCCACAAGCACTCCTCTCTAGAAGTACACATAGTTCTCTTCGGCCGGGGCCGCGGCACCGGCGGCGAGCGCGTCGCTGGCGGCTTCGTGGGCGAGCATTGAGGACATGGCTTGGTCGATTTTTTGGTGTTCGGCAGGCTTGCCGATGATGTATTTCTGGCCCGGGCGCGCTCGCACAATCGCGTTACGAATGTGGAAGCGGGTCACCTGGTCGCCGTCGTGACGGAACTTCGAGTCAGGGTTTGTGATGTCGGTGCGGAATCGCTCGAGCGAGGCATATGCGCGGCCGATGCTGTTGGTGGGCCACTTCACGAACACCTTTCCGTCGGAGCCGTACTTCTGTGACCACTCGTCAATCTCCGACTCCCAAAACATGGGGTCGCAGTATGCACGCACGATCTCAAACTCGCTGGCTAGATGGTCCATCGCGGCCATGACCTCGGCGCGGGGGATCCGGCCGCCCCAGTCGGTCGGTCGCCAGAGAGTCGGGCGGCCGTCCAGATACGTGGGCGTGAACTGATACAAATCCAGAGTCTCGGCCCTGATCCCGGTCCAGTCGTTGTTGTCGGACCCATCAAAGCCGAGGCAGATCCGGGTACGCGGCTTGACGAAGATGGGCTCGGCCTTCTTCTTCCAGTCGCCCTCTTTCACCCAGTGACCAGACCCGGCCACGATCCGGTTGCCGTAGAACCGTTCAGCTTCGGCCGGGGTGGCTTCCATGAGCGATGCAGCCTCGGCCTCGATTGAGCGGAGATCCACCCACGGGGCCGAGGCGTAGTTCCACACGAAGATTTTTCGGCGGTCTGTTTTGCGGGTGAATTTGAGCTCTTCCGGCGGCGGGAAGTAGTGCTTGTACACGTCGGGTCGGGTGGACTCGTAGGTGTCCTGCGCGACGCTGTTCTCGGCAGGGTCGAACGGGTTCGTGGACTGAGAGACTCGGCCACCCATACCGCCCGCGCCTCGCATGAGAGTGCGGATGAATTTCTTCATCGAGTTGGACTCTGTCCACAGGCCGGTCTCGTCGCATTTGCCTGCCGAGATTCGCGCGCCTAGCTTGCCGTCGGCCTTTGAGGTGACCACTTCAATTCGGCTGTCACGGTTGCCGTTGGGGTGCCGGATGAACGCTTCACCGGTGCGGGGGATGATGTTGGCAACGGGGCCGTTCTCAATCATGGGGATGAGCGCGCCCCAGGTGTTTTCTACCTGGTCTTCCACGACTGCGGCAAGCTGGATCCGAGGAGTGGACCAGGCCTTCCCCATGGGCTCGCCTGACTCGTACAGGTAGACCCCGCCGCACGGGCAGCCGTGCTCGGCGCACGAGTAGTAGTCGCCCTCTTCGGCACGGCCGGCGAACAGCGCTGGCCCCACAAATTCGAGGATTGTTTCGGCTGCTACGCCCGGGGATTTGCCCACCTTCTGCGCGGCCATCCACAGCCCGGTTCGGTATCGGAACGCCTGGTTCTTGTCTCCGCGCTTCGCCGTGTCTTTCACCTCGTACCAGTTCGCGAGGTACACGCGGTGGTCCAGCGTGGGCACGAACGGTTCGCCGGCGTTGTCACCATCGGGGATCACGCAGTGCGTTTCCATCCACCACATCAGCAGGTATCCCAGCGAGCGGGTGCGAGGGGGCACTGTGTAGACCGGCGTCTTAGGAAGCGTCAACATTTACTCCCGTCAGCCAAGATCCTGAGCTGGTCTGTTTCTTCGTCCCTCCCCTCGACCGCGGCGCAGGTTTCGTGGGTGCTTCCGGTTCAGGCTCTGAGATGTTCCAGCCGTTTTGTCTCATCCCGGCGATTGAGATTCCGAGCTCTGTTTCCATCCGAAGCACCGCGGTTTTCAGACCGGCGGACGCCCCTGCAGAGACAGACTCGATGAACGCCCGCACATAGGCCGCGACCTGATACTTCAAGCCAAGCTGATGCCAGGCGAAGCCCTGCGGCTTCGCCCAGAGGTCGCGCCAGAGGGCCAGCTCTGATTCGCGGTAGCTTTCGGAGGCGTCATCGTCAGGGGTCCGGATCTTATTGCCGTCTTCGAAGTACTCCGTGTGGACGACGACATTGCGCAGCGGGAACTCTGGTACCGGGCCTCGGTATCCGCCTCGGGGAAGCGCGAGCCACTCCCGATCCGCGGACCGATTGGAGGCCGGATCCGGCGGCGGGCCGGACCGGGCGCGAGGGCCACCTGATCCCATTTCGCCCCCTCACTGAAAAAACGGAAAACTTTTGAACCCGCTTGTGGTTATTTTCACCTCACCGGCGACTAGAGGCGGCAGGCGTCTCGGGGGGCTCCCCCCAGGGGTGTTTTCAGCGGCCAGAGGTGGCCCTGTGGCGCTCTAGCGCCCCGGCTTGCCGTAGTGGGCTGGCCCCCGGATTTCCTAGGGCCTTAAAACGCCGCACAGCGCGTCAGTTTCGGGCGTTCCAGCCACCTGGCGAAGACTGTGCCGTGTGGCGGTTGTGGCAGGGCGCACACAGGCCGCGGCCGGCCTCGGGATCGTTGGGGTTGCGGCCGGTTTCCACGAGCACGATGCGGGTGTCAGGGAAGTGGTCAGCGACCGTTGCCTCAGCTACACCGCACAGCACGCAGATCGGATCACGGTGCAGCACGGCTCGGCGGAACCGGCGGTGACCGGCGGTGCTGTAGACCGCGTTCCCGAATCGCTCAGCGCGGGCTTGGCGTCGGTGGGCGTAGCACCTGGCCCCTTCGCCCTGGGGTACCAGGGCTGGGCAGCCTGCGATGACGCATACTCGCATGCAACCCTCCTCTCGGCCGGGGGCTGTGCCGTGCTGACCTGCGTGGCGCGACAGTGCGTTTCACGATGAACAAGCGGTGAGACAACGGAAGCCGCTACCCCTACGCCTTGCCCGTGCCTACCTGGGCCGGGGCATAGCTGCAGGGGCACCGGTTCCAGCGGGTGGCTAGCTACGGGGCTCGGCGCGGGCAAGCTCGGCTTGGTAATCAGCTTCCTGCTCAGCCGCCGTCAGGCCAAGCTCATCCGCTCGGCTGGCGGCGGTGGCGGTAGCGCTCCGGTGTACCACCTGAGCTACTGCCGCACGCTTGACCGCGGCACGGTAGATCTCGTGCAGGATAGTGCGAGGTGTGGGGCTAGGTTCGGTCATGCTGTTCTCCTCGGTTCTCGGTCTGCTCAGGGATCTCGCGGCGCTCGCCACAGACCACGCACCGCAGGTACTGGTACAGGAAGGGCTTGGCCTTGGTCATGGCCTGGGTTTCCTCAGTGACGACATCCCAGTTGTGCACGCAGCCGGTGCTGTGGCGCGTGGGCTCGGGCTTTTGGCGCAGCAGGTGGATCACGGCGCGGCCGAGAACGTTCAGGATCTCCCAAAGGTCGGTGCTATCAGCGTCAACGCCCGTAAGCGTCTCGACGTCATATATCAGTTTCTCGATCTCAGTTTCAGGTGCGGGCCTGTCCGCCTTCCGAGACAGCGCGCGGCCGAGGGTCTTGTTCTCGGCCATGAGCTGAGAGATTCGGGCCTCCGCCAGGTTCAGACGTCGTCGTGTGCTCATCGTCCGGCCCCTTTCATCCATTCGCGGTTACGGCGGTCCTGTACACGGTCAACCTCGCCACACTCAGCGGCGGCCAGTGGCGACGGGTACTCGGCAGAGCACTCAGGGCAGGGGTGCATGGAGATCACTCACCGCCGGACGCAGGCGCGTCGTTGAACGCAGCCTTGTTCGCCCACATGAGTGCCGACTCAAGGTCAGTCAGCGCGAGCGACTGATTACGACCATCGGGTACACAGACCGCGATGAACTCGGCAAGGCTGTGGAAGCGCTCGGTCAGATCCTTTGACAGACTGATCGACTCCAGCGACGGCGCAGGCTTCGTGGACGATGAGATGAAACGAGCGTCTACTTCGTTGAGGCTGACCATGTCGTGGTGCTCCTTAAATGAGAAAACCCCCACCTGTGAAGGTGAGGCTAGATGGGGCGCTGCGGAATAGGTGCCAGGCTGCACGCTCCATGAGCGGATCGTGCCGACTTAGTCGAGGGTGCTCATCCCGCCCGATACCTGGTCTTCTGCGAGGGTGATCAACCATGCCGCCAGTGTTGGACAGCCCTTCAGGCCCCAAATGTGCGGCAGCTCGCATTGTCGACTTCGTGGATTCGAACCACATCTTCGCTTACGCGGCGCTCTGGACCCCTGCGCGTGAGGGCCGCCCCTGTTGAGCTAGAAGCCGATTGCTGCCCCGTATGCGTCTGCGGGGCCACCAGCACTTTTTTGATTGTGGTCTTGGGGCGCGGCCGCCGGGGAGTGGTCATCCCGGCGGCCGCGCGTGCTCGATCATGTGGAGGAGACACGGGGTGAGCTACCCCGGCGCGGTCGGTGCTCTCGGCGCGCGCCACCGCCGATAGGAGGGGAATGGCTAACCCCGGCACCTGGTCTTAAACGCAGAAAGGCCACTCCGCGCGGGAGTGGCCTTTCTGCTGACTGAACCTTTTCTGGGTTCAGTTCATCGACACGTCTAGCGTAACAGACGTTTGTGCACCTTTTGCACCATTATTTTTCCGCGGGCGGTTCCTTGGGTTGCCGAGGGCGGCCGCGGCGGCGGCTCATGCGGTCTGCCAGCTCGAACAGGTCAGGTGTCCACACGCAGCCTCCGTAAGCCTGTATGCGGTCCTGCTCGATCCACCGGTAGATCATGCGCTTTGAGCGGTTCACCATTTTTGCGCCGTCCGCGATGGTGACCCAGTGCCCCTCGGGAGGTTCGGGAGTCTCGGGGGCCGGCTGCATCAGTCTCCCTTCACGTTGATGATCTGGCGCAGCGTGTGACGGATCGTCACGAGGTCGCGCGAGTCTTCCATCACTACGTCGATGTCCTTGTACGCGGCGGGGATCTCGTCCACGAACGCGTCGGTGTCGCGGTACTCGATACCCTCCATTGCCTCGCGCAGCTGGTCGTGGGTGAAGGTTTTGCGGGCGGCGCTTCGGGAGTACTCGCGACCGGCGCCGTGCGGCGACGAGTTCAGCGACAGTGCGTTGCCGCGGCCCTCAACCACGTAGGAGCGGGTACCCATCGACCCGGGAACGAGCCCGAGGACGCCGGCGGCGGCGTTGATTGCGCCCTTGCGGGACAGCCACACGTCACGGCCGAAGTGGTTTTCGCGCTCGGTGTAGTTGTGGTGGCAGTTGATCCGTTCGTGCTCGATCACCGATTCACCGAACCAGACGGCGAACTGCTCAATCACCCGGTCCATCATCTCCTCACGGTTGGCAAGGGCGAAGTCCTGCGCCCACCGCAGTTCGAGGAGGTACTGGTCAAACTCCGGCGTTCCCTCTACGAGATAGGCGAGGTCCGGATCAGGCAGCGTGATGAAGTTGCGGCGTGCATAATCCTGGGCGACCTTGATGTGATGCTGGGCGATCTTGTTGCCGACACCGCGGGACCCGGAGTGCAGGAACAGCCACACTCGATCCTCTTCGTCCAGGGACACCTCAATGAAGTGGTTTCCCGAGCCGAGGGTGCCGAGCTGCAGACGCCAGTTGCTGGCATACTCCGCAGGGTCAAACCCGCCGATCTGCGCAGCGAACTGCAGCGCATTGTTGCGGTCTTTCGCAGACGCAGTCTCGGTGGCGTTGTACTTGCCGGCAGAGAGCGGGATCTCATACTCAATCGCCCACCGCAGCAGGCTCCGCGACCGTGGGTCGAGGTCCTTCTCCGTGAACTGGGTCCGTACCGCGATCATGCCGCAGCCGATGTCCACCCCCACCGCGGCCGGGATGATCGCCCCCACGGTCGGGATAACGCTCCCCACGGTCGCGCCCTTCCCCAGGTGCGCATCTGGCATCAGGGCGATGTGCGGGAAGATGAACGGCATACTCGATGCCGTCTCGGCCTGCGCGCGGGTGCCTGGCTCGAGGATCGATGCCCAGTTCATGAGTCGCTTACTGATCTGTTCCATGGTTATTTTTTCTCCTTAGGTACGAATACGGGTCCGTCAAAGTACAAACGCCACTGCTCAAGCTTTGTGAGCGGTGGCGTCCAGCCGCAGGTTTCCCAGAGGCACTGATATTTGGCGTCTTGGCCGAAGTTCCCGGGTGGGGCGACCTGAATAGTCCTGCGCTTACACGCGGGACAGGGATTGGCATGTCGATATGGCATCTCACTGGTGGGGTAGGCGGATATCGCTTTGCCGATGGTCCAGGTGCCTTCGGGCGGGGTAAACAGGGCGTCCATAAAATCGAGTACTTCCACCGTGGCCGCGATGACCGAAAACTGATCGGCCAGATAGTCCGCCGCGGTCTTCGCCACGTCCCACGCCTCATCCAAGGTCGTGCCCGATTCCAAACCGTCACGGTACCGCCCATAGCTCTCGGTATCGCCGAAGTGCTGCGCCCAATGCACGAGACACGACACAATCGTGTCCGCCGCATCAATCGGCCCCAGATCCATCGGTGCCTGACCAAACCCCGGCCCAGACCCCGACACAACCTCACGGCCATACCGCACAGCCTGCACCGGCGAATTCAGCGACCTCAGATGCTCCACCACCTCCGCCGCCTCGTCGAGCGCGCGACGAATCCGACCAGAGCAACGCTCACAGATCAGCAACCCGAAGACCGCCTCCCGATCACACCCACGAGCACACAGCCGGCCATTCATCGCGCCCAAAACTTCCACCACGGCGAGCGCGCCGGCTCAACCTCAGGGGCGGGCGCAGGTTCGGGCTCAGGGGCGGGCGCAGGTTCGGGCTCAGGGGCGGGGGCCAGCCAGAAACCATCGGCCTCACTCAGCGGCGCATAGGCGTAAACCACCGCATCAACAGAATCAACAGAATACGCATTCGCCGTCATGTAGCGCCACCTCCCATCAGCAGCCGGTCTACCCTCCACGCGCTCGCCGAAGTCGAAGCGCGAGGGGATGGCCGCGGCCACCACCCCAATGAGCGCCGCGGAGATCGCGTCAGCAAACGCCGCCATGTCAACACCAACCACGACAGCAGCGCGCCCAACAGAACCAAACGCCTCCGCCGACGACGGCCCAGAACCCCTGCGCGCAACCTCAGCACGCAACCGAAACAGGCGACCCCGACCCCGAACCTTCATCCTCGGGAAAAACTCACGCGTACGCGGACGACTACTCACAACACAACCTCCTAGCTCGCGCACCCACACAGGCACGCACAACGAACAAACAACTAGCCACGACGACGCCGCCGCGGTCTATCGGTAAACCTGACCCATGCCTTCCCCTGGCCCGGGTCAGAACCCGGATTGAGAATGACGCCGAGCACGTCAGATAGAGCGCCCTGCCTCTCGCGGACCTCGCCATGCGGATTCGGCCGGGGCCGCGGCGATACGTTGCGCAGGCGCTTCTCGGTGCTCATGCCTTTCCCCCGCGGCGCTTCGGGCTCGCCCCACACCAGGCCGGGTCATACCGGTGCGGAGGACCGTCACATTGGCAGTCGGGATCCTTGCCGGCGGCGCGGATCACATCACGAGTGGACCGCACACGACCCTCATCCGCCACACGCTGCACACGCTCCCCGTCCTGCACGGGAGACACAGGGGACCATTCGACAGAGGCCACGCGCGGACGCCTCACGACGATGTGCTCGTCTTTGACTCGGGCGGCATATGCCTC